CAGAGAATCATTCTGCTATAAAGTGGTTAGAAGCTTTAGGTTTTGTTTTTATAAAGTATCACGAAAAGTATGGACAACATGAAAAACCATTTTATGAATTTCTGAGGATCGCCTAAATGTGTTCTATCGTTGCTGCTGTTAGTGGAGGTTTAAGTTTATTCTCAGGACTTGCTATGCAAGGTGCAAAAAGAGATGCTGCTGAACAGACTTATGAACAAGAAGTAGAAGGTTCAACTTTTGCAGAAAACAATAAAAGAAATAAACAATTAGCTCTGGCTGAAGAAAAACAGGCAAAAAAAGCACAAGAAGCACAAAATATATTTGCTAAAAACATTGAAAGTTTACAAGCAACTAAAACCTTATTAGCATCAGGGCAAGTTGGTAATACTATAAATTTATTAGTAATGGATCAAGCAAGACAAGCAGGTAATTACAGGGAGTCTGTAAGGCAAACATTAGAATCGTTTAGCAGACAATATGATAGAAATATAGAATCTACAAGAGCAGAATATCAAAACATAAGAAATAGATTAAGAAGTAATACTATAAATGCGTATAATCAAATACCTTCAACAGGACAAGTTCTGTTAGGTGCTGCCACAAGTGCCTTTAATACTGAACTTGGATTAGGTGAAGACAGTTTCTTTAGACGTTAAATTATGACTTCTAGTTTCCAAAGCACAGCACAAAGACAAATCTTTGACACACCTGTAGATACCCTTGTGCAACCTGTTACTGCTATACGCAAAACTGGCATGATGGAATTAGCAGAAGTTTTACAAATAGTTAATCCAACCTTACAAAACTTTGTAAATGTAAAAACTCAAGAGCAAAGAGATAAGCAAAAAGCAGAAGGTGAGCTTATTATTACAATGGCAAATCCTGCTAAAATACAGGAAATTACTAATGCTTTAGCTAGTAAAGATAAAACAGCTATAAAAGATTTAATTGGTAGTAATTATTTTGTAAGAACAGGTGTAGAAAAAAGAATTGCAGAACTGCAAGGTCTATCTCAAGAAGGTAAAATTAATGATTTTTTAACTACTTATAAAGTTCAGAAAGAAAAAGATGGTGCAACTGTATCTATACCTTTAAATGAATTTAGTGTTAATTCACCAGAGTTTAAAGAAGCAATGCAACAATTTCAACAAAAAGAAGTTGCTGATTTAACTGGTGTAAGACAATCATTTATAAAGCAATATTTTCTACCAAGACAAGGTATTGCAGTTCAAGGTGCTTATTCTCAACAACAAAAAGATCACGATGAATTTAATGTTAAAATTGCATCTGATACTTTAAATGACAGTATTATAAGTAATTTTTCAGCAATAGATTTTGATGATGTTGAAGATATAGATGTAACTAATCCAAACTCACCTATAAATGTTGCTATTAAAAACATACAAAATGAAATTAATTATCAAGTTGCATTAGGTCTAGTAAAAAGTGTATCGCCTTCAGAATTAGCAAAATCAGTAACAGCACAGGCAGAACAAATATTTTTAATTAATCAAAGAAAAGGAAAAAGTGGTGTTGTAGCAATAGAAGATTTTTATAATGTTATATCTAGGTTACAAGTAGGTCCAGAGCAAAATGTAAAGATAGGTATTGACGAAAAAGGTAAACCTATATTTGAAAAAAGACGAGCAACTTTAGCAAAGTTTCTTGGTGAAGATTGGAATAAAATGAAAGCTAGATTAATTAATACAGAAGAAAGTTATGACAAATTTAAAGAAGAAAAATATTTAAAAGTTATTACACCAAGAATAGAAAATGCTTTAAAAGATTTTGATTTCTTAGCAGAAGATGGTACAAGAAATACAAAAGCTTTAGAAACTTTAGGTTCTGTATTTGGTGAAAAGTATAGAGAACCTTTCTTAGAAGCTATAGAAAACTTAGATGTATCAAGAGATGATTTTTTTGATGAGTTTGATATAAGAATTATAAATAAAGATTTTGTTTCTCCTTTGTATGCTTTGCGTGAATTAGACGAATTTAGAAAATCTTTAGGTACAACAATTACAGCAGAAGATAAAACAAGACTAAATGAAGCAAAAGAACAAATTGTAAAATTATTAGGTAAAGATGTTTTAGGAGTTCAAAGAACAAAAATTGACGCTATTATTAAACAAGCAGGTACATTATTAGGTAAAGATAATTTTGGTAGTGATTTTTATAAAGAACAAACTTCTTTATATTATTCAGATGCTACAAATGCTCTTAATAAAAAAATTGTAGAGATTTCAAAAAATGCAGATAATTTAAATGCACAAGAATTTGAACAACAAATAAATGCAGCATTGCAAGCTTATACAGTTGATATATATAAAATTAATAATCCTGCCTTAGCTGGTTCTGATAAAGAATACAAATTAAAAACAAACTCAATATGGAATGAAGGTAGAAAACAATATGAAATAGAAGTACCACTTGGGGATAGAAACATAGAAATACAACGACAAAAAACAAAAGCAGAAGAAGCAGCAGAAGCAGAAAGATTACGATTAGAAAAAGAAAGGATAGAAAAAGAAAAAAGAGAAGCAAAGAAAAAAGAAACACCAAAAGAAGAGAAAAAAGGTTTTAGACAAAGAATCTTTGAAAGTTTTTTACCTAAAGATGTAAGTCAAAACACCAATAACCTTGCTACACAGTTTGTGAGTCAACTACAGGATTATGGAATCAATGAAGATGATGCAAACAATCTTGTAAATACTTTTGCTGCTAGTCTCAACTTGCCTTTCTCTGGTGGTGGTGAAGATATGGATAGACCTGATGGTGTATTAACTAGCGGTCTTAAAACAATGACAGATAAGTTTGACCAGTTTAATGGTGCTGTTTCTTATGGTAGTGGTGGTAGAGAAGAAAATTTAAAGAAAGATCCAAACTTTATAACAACTATAGAAAAAGATGGTTTTAGTCATACTTACGCTGATAAATCATCACAAGAAGTCATAGATGAAGCAAAGAATATATATATAGATTTAGTTGAAAACAATACTCAAGAAAATGTTGAAGCAAAATACGCTATAGCCCAAATGGTTCTTACAGAAGCAATATTAAGTAGTGAAGACGATATAATAGGTGTAATGCAATCTGTCTTGATGAGAGTAGCAAGAGCCAGGTTAGGTATTAGAGAAGAACCTTATGGTGCTTATGAAAAAGATATTATTACTGAGATGCTTAGACCTTATCAATATGCAGGTTTAGAAGGCAAGACAAAGGAAGATTTATTAAGTCCTACACCAATTAAGGAAGATGAAGAGACATTGAAGAGAGTAATTGATATTCTATGGAAGAAACAACCTGACCAAACAATAATCTAAATGACAGACTCAGCATTAAATAACCAGACAAATAATGAAGAGGAATCTTTTGATTTCTCTGATTTGACAAACTTTAATAAAGTTAAATATGAACCTGCAAATGTAGGAAATAATAATACGCAAAAAAATAGTTACTTTGATTGGAATACACAAATAGATATAAAAGATACTTATAACACTTTGTATAAGGATACAGAAGATGATGATGATGATTTTGAGTTTTATAACGAAAGTATGTTTGATCCTTCGCAAGAAGTGTTTTCAGCATTTACACAAGCCGATAACGAAAGTAAAAACCTTCATGTATCTGATGGTATGTTGAAGTATCTTGGATTAAATAATTTCTTTGATAAAACAAAAAATACCAATACACCTTTAAGAAAACCTAGCGACAGAATAGCTATTGAAAAAGTATTTAAAGATTCAACAGGTTTTTATTTTCAAGATTTTCTTAATAATGAAATACCTAAGTCTTCAATAGAAACAGAACAATTTCAAACTGGATTAGATAAAGTATTTCAGTTTTATGAGGATCAAGGGTTTGAAGTAGAAATACCAGAAAGAACAAACCTGACACAATTTCAACAAACCATGAAAGGTTTAGGTATCGAAGTAGGTGGTGGACTTACTCTTGATGCTTTGACAGCACCTTTACTAGGTGCAGGTCCATACGGAATACTTGCTTATGGAGTTGTAAATACTGTTGGCGGTGGTATTTTTAACTATGAAGCACAAAAGAAAAGATTTGGACAAACAGGGTTTTTAGGTGTTAAAGATGAAATTAATTACGGAGAACTTTTAACTGCTAGTGCTATTCAAGCTATACCTTTTGCAACAGAAACTAAAGGATTAAAAGGTGTAGCTAAATCAGGACTTTTTGGTGGTACTTTAGGTGGTGCTGAAGTGACAGCTAGAACTTTAATAGATGAAAAAAGACTACCTTCTTTTGAAGAATTTGTAACTTCTGTAGGTCTTAGTGCTGGTTTTGCTACAGTTTTTAAAGGTGGATTAGAATTTCTTGAAGGTTTAAGTAAAAAGTTTGCAGGTAAAAATGCAGATGAAGTAAACAAGTTACTTACTAAAACTGATAAAGAAAAGATTGATAAAGTTGTTGAAGATAGTTTTGTACTACAAGAACAAATACAACAACAACCACAAGCTAATGTAAGAGGTGATGGTGGTTTTAATATTGGTGAAACTAATTTAGGTGAATTTGAATTACCTAAAGGTTTTTTAAAAATGAGTCCTAGATATGGTTCTGCTACTTTAGAATTTGGTTCTGATATAGATAAAGTTGCATACATATTAAGAGGTAACAGAGTAAAACCTTTAACAGAGAAACAAAAAATATCACACGAAAGATTGACGAAACTATTAGAAGATCAAGGTATTGATGTTAATACAGTAAGAAATCATGGATCTAAAATACATCAAAAGATAAAAGATATAGTAAAACAACAAACAGGCTCACCTAAAGCAACACCTGATAATACAGGTGGTATGAACATCAAAGTACCAACTGATAATGTATTTATAAAGAAAGTAAAACAAAAAACAGGTGGAGAAGACTTAGGACCAAAAAATCTTAATCCTAATCAAACTAGCTTATTGAAAGCTGTAGATCAAGCAAGTGCTACTAACATTAGAAATGCAGTAAAAGCTCTTAAATCAAAAGGTTGGACAAGTGCAAAAACAGTTACAGATAAAGAAAATATTTTAAAAGCTGTAGGGTTGTTTGACCCAGATCAACCAGATTTTACAAAAAAAGTATTGGAATTAGAAAAGTCTGATTTGATTGTAAAAATGGCAGACGAAATAGAAGCTTATGGTCTTATAGATAAACAAGCAGAAGTTAATACTGCTTTAGCTTTAAATGCTGTATTTTCAGCAGAACGATTAAATAATAAAAATAATGCTTTTTTAAATGCCTTAAATAGTAAAAACCCAGAACAGATTGAAACAGCCATAACAGAACTTACTGGTTCTATAGATGCAATGAAACTATGGCTAATGAGATATTTAAAACCAAGCAGTAGGGCAGGTCAGATCTTACAAAAATTAAATATAAAACCTCAAAAAGGTATGGAAGGCAAAACAGCAGCAGAATATGTAGAAGCTGCAAACTTAAAATTAAATAAAACTGCTGAAGAGAAGTTAATAAATACTTTAGAAGAAGTTGCTTTTAGTGGCGATAATTTAAAAAAAGATTTAATAAGACAATTAGAAACATCAAAACAAACAGGTGATTATAGTGAGCTTTATAGAATAGGAAAGATAATACAAGCAGCAGATGGAGAAACAGAAACTTTATTTGGTCTTACAAAAGTAGATGCTTTTCGAGTACAAGATGAAAGTGGCATTTCTAAAGGTTTAAAAATAGCTAACGAGATTGGTATAAATGGAATGTTATATAGGTTTGGTACTAATACAGCAAACTTTGTATCTGCAACTTTAAACACTTATCACAGACAATTAAAATTGTTTATGGGTGCAGAAAATCCAGAAATGTTTGAAGCTGCTATGCGACATTTTGTTTCTTTACATAGCAACTATCACTTTATGAGAAAGGCATATAAAAAATCTATGAAGATGGAAGATAACTTTATTAATTTAGGAAATAGAAAATATCAGAATAGATTTGCTATTAAATCTGATGGTAGTGGTGCAGGTGCTAAAGCTGTTAATGCTGCTGGTACTGCAATAAGATTCTCTGGTCGTAATATGACAGCTACAGACGCAGCAGTACAAGCACCAAACTTAATTGCAGATGTAACTTATATGGCATTTATAGAAGCTAAAAGACAAGGATTACCAAGAAATGAAATAGATAAATTTATTAAAAAACATACTAATGCAGTTCTTGAGTGGTATGCACAAAATGGCGATAATGAATTAGAACCACTTACAAAGAGATTTTTATTACACGCTAAAAAACAAGCCAAGTTTGCAACTTTTACTCAAGACATTGATACTACAGGTAAGTTTGGTCAGGCCATGAAGTTTGCTGATAATGCAGCAAATAAATATCCATTAGTAAGGTTAGGAATATCTTTTACAAGAACACCAGCAAATATTAAATCAGGTAATTTTAGAAATAATCCTATGTTTACACCTGTAGTAAATCCTTTTAATAAACAACAGTCAATTAACTTCCCAGATCAAACACCTTTGATTGGTGGTAAAAACTTAAATTTATTAAGTGAATTAACAGTACCAGAATTAAGAAAACAACTTAATAGTCCTGATCCAAAGATACGAGCTATAGCAAATGCAGACATCAATCAAGCTATTGCTTTTATTACAAGTATTGCTGGTTTTGTTACTTCTGCAAACATATTGGCAAATGACCCAGAGTATATACCACCAGTAATACTAACAGGAGGTGGACCTGATTTTGGAACTAAAGAAGGTGCTGCTATGTGGAAAAAAATGTATTTAAATCGTTGGCGACCATATAGCATTGGGTATCTTCAATATGATGAAAATGGTGAACCCGAAATAGGGGAAGATGGTAAACCTGTTTATATTTACAGATCTTATGAAGGTTGGTTAGAACCTTTATCTGGCTCATTAAAAATGACAGTTGATACTATAAATTCATTAGGAATACTTGGTGGTAAACCTTATGACGAAGCAACAACAGGATTAGTAATGTCTATAGTACAAAACCTTTACAATGATTCATGGACTTCTCAAGCAGAAGAATTAATTAATGTTATGAGAAGTAGTGCAGATTTAGTAGATAGTGAAGGTGATCCTGTTAAAGATTATAGAAGTAAAAAGTTTGCTAATTTTGTTGGTAGATTTATTACATCAAGAGGACCATTCTCAGGTGTTGTTGCTGAATTAAGAAGATACCCAGCAGACTTATTAAAAGTAATGGGTTTTAGTAATGAAGAAATAAAAGTATTTCAAAGAAGGCCAGACACAAAAGTAAGGGCTGGTGATATAAACAAATCAGATGACCCTACAGATCCAAACTATAACAAGTCTTCAATGTTCGCTTTAGCATGGAGATCAACCCTAAATGAAATTAGTCGTAGATATGGTATAGGACCAGACCTACCTTTTGATGTAGAACACATAACAAACGAACCAATAGTCTACCCAAACAGAATGGGTGGTAATATTTTTGGAATTGGTGTTACTACAAAAAGTAAAAATTATCCTGTATATACTGCTTTAAAAGAAATAGGAAGAAGACTAGCAGAGCCTAGTGAGTTTGTTACAGGTAAATATAACAAACAAAATTTTGTGCCGATTAGATTAGATACCTATGAATACAACGCTTTGAAAAAAGATATTAATACTATGAAACTTAATGCTGGTTATGGTAAAAAAACTATATTAGAAAGTATGGAAGCATATTTAAAAACTGATAGATATTTAGATGCTAAACGTATTGTTGATGAATTTGGTTTAAAAAGTGAACAAGGTTCAATAGCAGCTAATAATATTTTTTATGAATTAAGTGCAATAAATAAAAGATATATACAACGAGGAGAATATAATTATATTAATAAAAAATTCTCAAAAGAAGAACAAAGAGGTATATTGAATTATAAAAGAGGAATACAAAAAGATTATAATAATCTTATAAGAAGACCCTCTTTAAACGAGTAACATGGCTACTAATACAACAGCTACCTCACAAAATCATAATGGTACAGGTAGTCAAAATAACTTTGCTATAAGTTTTGCTTTCTTAGCCAATACTGAAGTTGATGTAACAGTCGGAGGTGTTCTTAAAACATTAGGTACTCACTATAATATTGTAGGATCTGAAGTACAATTCAC